CCATTTATCCTTACCCTCGTTATATTTTCGCAACGCATCGATATACTTCATTTATACTTATACTATAGAAGAGTTTTTATAAATTAATTTATAAAAACTCTTTATAATTAATTATATTATATTATAATAGATTAATTAAATTATGACAAAAGCGAGAGTATTGAAGAAATATAGGGGGGGGTAATAGTAATGAGTTGGAGGATTTGGTATTTAGGTTGAGTTTAGCGGGGTTACCCATTCACGAATCTGTAAATATAGTTCAAAAATTAGACGTGTCAAAATTGATAAGAAGTTTCCAAATTTTAACGGATGGATTTTCTTACAGAGATACAACGTACCGAAAAAAAATACAAATTATTAAGGATGAAATAACAAGAGAAGGCGACGCAAATAAAATTTTAATTGCCATAGATAGTATAAGAGAAGAAATCAGAAGAGAAGAAGAATCCTTAAATTATTTGATAGAGGATTATTTAAATTTAAACGGTGAAGGAATTATTAATGAGTATCATAATAGATCTTATATGTATATGTTTATACATACTCTACAACTTTACAATATATATGACCTAATTGATGCGAAACCAAAAGATATTAACGATATTGACGATACATTATTTCCGCAAATATACAAAGAAAAGCTATTGGCATTTCGAAAAAATCTCAGATATGATAATAAATGCTATACATTTTTGATGAAAACTAAATTTTTAACGCAGCACGAAGCAATATATGTGTGCGCAAAATTAGGGATAAAAATTCCAACAGACCTTACGATTATTAACAAACAAGCTTTAAGAAGAATTGAAATATTAACAGAAGAAAAGAGAGAAAAATTATGGAACTTAATTGTAGACATAAAAAGTGGTAAGAAGTTTTCATCTTCTTAGAATAACATAAGTAGTTATGTTATATTGGCGAGTTTCATCAATAGCGAAATGGAACTTAGGAAGTTATCAATCTCATAAAGGGCGTTCGCATTATTTTTATCCAACTCGACAATCAAGGTATCATTCTTTGTTGAGATTTGAATGTATTTTACGGTGCTAACATCGATGTAGATGTTCGAGAGTATAAGGGTTTTCGCGATTTTATCGGTATTGTTGATATACAGAGGGTTATTGTCCGTCATCACTTGCGTTTCTTGCGTATTATTGAGATAGTTAAGAATATTTAATATTACACCAACCGAAAAGAAAAATGAGACAAAACTATTATAAAAATATAATAATTTTGTTATTCATCTTTTCTATTGGATGTAAATGATCGCATTTAAGCAACTAACTACAATTTGACGGCACTATTGCGGTTTGTAGTTTTTGTAAATCAACACCCCTCCTATATCTTTCTGGTCGTTCATCGTATTCTATATATCATATGTTCTACAAAATATTTCAATACCCACTATCGATTTTTATATAAGAATAAAATCATATAAAAAATGATTATTACCATATATTAATATCGACTTGCTTATATCCTAACCTAAATGGAGTATGATGATGATATTTGGAATATATTAACGAAGATAAAGAATGACGACCGTGCAACTGTAGCTGGCGCTTCGTCTGGTTCTGTAGATTCATTGGATATAAGCAAATTGGATATTAGTAATTCTTGTGGTTGCGGTTGTAGCGAGGTGATTAGCGAAGATCACATGCAAATATGTAAAAATTGTTCAGCAATCGTCTCTAAACTCATTGAGAATACTGCGGAATGGCGTTTTTATGGCAATGACGATAATCGCGATGGTGACCCTTCGCGGTGTGGATTACCTACCAATAATTTACTACCAAAATCGTCAATCGGTTCTATGATTGGGTGCGGATACAAAGACAACATTGATATTCGTCGTATCAGGATGTTCCAAATGTGGAATAGTATGCCTTATGACGAACGAACGCTCTGGAATGTATTTGATAAGATGACAGGAAATACAATTAATAACGGGATACCACAAAAGGTAATTGACGATGCCAAGGTTCTCTATAAAAAAGCGTCGGAAAAGAAAATATCACGAGGAGATAACAAGGAGGGTTTGATTGCTTCGTGTATCTATCACGCGTGCCTTATCAACAAGATACCAAAAAGTTCAAAAGATATTGCGGCAATGTTCAATATATCCCATGTAACCTTAAACAAAGGGAATTCGCGTTTTCAAACGCTTTTACAGATTAACGTATCTTCGCCGGAACCTATGGATTTTATAGCACAATATGGCAACAACCTCAATATGCCAATTAAAGACATTGAGAAATGCAAGTTGCTCGTCCGTTTGATCGAGGACAATGATATTATGAATGATAACTCGCCTACATCCTCTGCTGCGGGCATTCTGTATTATTATGCGAATGTCAAAAATCTAGGATATACGAAAAAGATGTTTGCGAAAGCATGTAATGTATCTGAGGTTACGATTATAAAATGCTACAAAATCATCAACAATCACCACGACTTTATAATATCACATAAAAGCAACCTGTTTGAATAATTCGTTCATATATATAGATATATAATCCTTTAATAAGTAATAAGTAGTATAATGGAAAGTGAATTATACACTTCCATATGTAATGGTGATATACAGAACAGTATAATGCTAAGCACAAAGATAATTTTTTTATATGAAACTATAGATATATTGGAAAACGTCTTTATAAACATTTGCGCGTATATTGGTTCGTTTATTTCTTTGTATGATATAAGTAAATTAACAGACATTTATAGTTCTCTAAAAAAAATCATAGAAGGGGATAAGTTGGTGATCAAGGATATCTATGTCATTATTTCTAAAATGTGTATTTTATGTGATATTTACAACAAGCACCCGAGTGCGAAATGCGGGAACATGTCTATTAAAGTTTTAAAAGACAAGATATCCGCACAGTTTAACAATAATGACTTGAAGTTATCGCATAACGGTATAATGCGATTTGACGGAATATTGCCACCACACGATCACGAGAATTATGGGTTGGCAATTAAGATTGTCGCGATCATCATCAAGACGATTAAATCAACGGACGATCTATCTGTGGATGATGGGGATACACTCGTGGATATAGCAAATAAACTGAGGCATATCATAGATTATATATTGAGGACGAAGTATAAGTTCGAAACAAAGTTTTATAGTAGCGACAACGATAATGCGTGGTTCTTATGGGGTGTATTCTGTGTATTATATAAGGGTGATATATTTAATGACGCGTTCTGGTTGTATAACTACGAGTATAAGAAGAAGTATCGTGCGAAACGCGTGGGTATATTATGGTCGCTACCGATTATTAGCATCTACTCGCACAAATGCGATATATCGAAGGGATGGAACTCAAAAGAAGCAATTGTGATCGCAAAGATAGAAGAGATATCGATACATTTATATAATGAATTGCGAAGAAAGATTATCAATGAAAACCCAGATAAATTTGATAAAAAAAGCAAGGAACCAGACGATAAATACGATGGTTTAAAATATATTCTAAGTTATGTCCCTGTTATTAGCGGTAGCGGCGGTGGAGGATACAGCGAGACAACAACGAAATTTAAGGAAGAAATAAGGCATATATCGTATTAAATAATATTATAAAATATGGTTGTAATTAATATAAAAATTGCCTTCTTTTTTTGACTTTTAAAACACCATATAATGACTGATTATAAAAAAATGAGATGCGAAGATATAAAGCTGTTTATCTTTGAATGGGCTATTCTAAATCCAGAAGCAGGGAAGGGGATCAAGTATGTTCGTAATTTGAATAAACAAGAATTAATAAAGGTATGTTTATACATAGAGGGTAAATTGAGCAGAGATGAGATGATGGAGGTTATTAGTGCGAAACAAGAATATTACAGGCGATATGCGAGAAGGAAAAGAGATGGTTATTCATCTAGCGAATCCAGCGAATCCAGCGAATCCAGCGAATCCAGCGAATCCAGCGAATCTAGCGAATCCAGCGAATCTAGCGAATCTAGCGAATCTAGCGAATCCAGCGAATCTAGCGAATCTAGCGAATCTAGCGAATAATTTAGATAAATATGTTATAATATCTATATATTTTTATAATAATTGATTCTATCTATTGAAATATATAAGTTAGAGCCAAACACAAACCAACGCGAAACCAAAGCCGAACAGTGACCCAAAGCGAAACCAAAGCCGAACTGTGACCCAAAGCGAAAACCGAAAAATTGATATAAAGTTTATCCTTTATTTATATAAAACGATGGCATTTTGCGAGAATTTCTTTGAGACGATTGATACCCCTGAGAAGGCGTATATTCTCGGCATTGTTGCCTTTAATAACTATAGCGACGAAAAGGCAGATGATATATGCGTATATGTTGAGGTTAATAGTGTAGAGGATTACGAGAATCGCTCGCGACACGTTTTGTATGATTATTATCTTGATTTAGGAGACGAAGACAAAAAAAATTATCCCTATTTTAACAACATAGAGACGCTCATTGAATCTTTGCGTAAGATCGGAGATATTTCACTGAATGCGGATACCTCCGATATGCGGTGCGTCATTGAAGTAACCATAACATCACAAAAGATGAAAGATGATATCGCTTCGCATCTGGATATTGTAAGATGCCAGTATGGCGATTTGACCGAATTTATTACCAAGTGTTATGACGCGGATGCCAATGTGTGTAATCAATTTGTAAAGGCGTATATTGAGAAATTCGCGTGTATTATGAATGACAAGATGAACATTTCGTTTTACAATGATGCGACGGCTGACAGTATTGTCAAGTTGTATGATATTCCGTATATCCGCAACAAAACACTTAAATTCCACGTAATTCAATATAATAGCGCGAATATGATTGATTTGCTTGGGATGATTTACAGCGATTATGATTGCCCTTACTATAATAATTCTATCTATGGGTATAATAATTGCGATGGACGCGATAGCGTATCTATCCCGATTATCAAGGTGTTTAAAGTGGATGACGAAGCGGTCATGCCAACGAAGGCGAGATACTCGGACGCTGGATACGATTTGACGATTCTTCGCGAATATAAAATGCTAACACATAATACTTCCTTATATGATACAGGGATCCAACTTGAAATCCCGAATGGATATTATGTAGAAATCGTTCCGCGTAGTTCAATCAGTCGCTCTGGTTATATGCTTGCGAATAGTGTAGGAATCATTGATCAAGGATATCGCGGCAATTTGTTTGTCGCTCTTACAAAAATTAGTGATGATACGGCATCTGCTGTTCCAGAACTTAGTTTGCCTTGGAAATGTTGCCAGATGATCGTAAAGAAGCAAGTCTATTCACGGTTAGTAGCAGGTGAAGCGGGTAAGGAACTAGAACAATCTAGTAGAGGTTCAGGTGGATTCGGTAGCACTGGAAACTAATAAGAGTGGGTCGTCATACGATGGTTCACTTTGCAACAAATGGTATCAAATGTTTCTAGAGAATAATTTAGAAAGAAGTTGTTGCGCGAATAAGAATCGCCACAAATAAAAATATGTGAAAACATGTTTTTTATTTTTTCACGAATAATAATATTATTGATTCCATAATTCCATAGATACATACTGTGTTTTTTGATAGGACATACGATATGTAGTTTATCTAATAGGTGTGTTTTTATGTCGTATTCGTGTTTAAGGTGTTTGTCAGAATACACACTCTCACAATCAATGTTATAATTAAAGCGTTGTAAATTGTCTTTTGAAATTGTCAAGATGATAATCGTAGAGATGTAGGTATTTGTTCGCGTTGATGAATATATGACGTTGTTATTGCTCTGTGTTATGTCCCGTATCTCAGTGTTGAAAAGAAACTCTACATTTTTTGTTTTTAAATACGTGATAATACGTTCAATTAACACAGATATATCGTCGGTCAATATAAAATATTCTTGTTGTGCGTTGATATCAGATGAGAACATAACGAGTGCATCCATTGCTGAAATATTGCTATAGATATGCTCAAATGCTTCCAAGTTGTTTTTAAGAATATTATAATCGGTGATCGACAGAATGGAACGGCAGAACTTTACGAATGATTGTGTATTTAAAGATTTTTTAGGTATTAACTTTGATTTATTAATGATACCTGAGAAGACGTTTGTCGTTTTTTCATTATATTTTAAGCTATAGGTTTCATATTTGATTGAAAATCGGTTCAATAGATGGATGTATAATTGATGCGATTTATTGAATACCCGATAATTATTCCTGTGCTTGCTATTTAATTTGTCACAAGACAATCTCTCAATGATTGAAACTCTATAACCGTTATCAGCACACCGAAGAGCTGAATATAACCCGATAATATTACAACCAACAATAATAATATTATTTATTGCCATTTATTATAAATAAATATTGAGTATATTTTTATATATGTATTATTATGCGATTATACTTCAATATAAATAAGATTAATATATAGTAGTTATCGTATGGGTGCAAATTCATCTAGGCAATATACGTATCAGCAATATTATAATGCCTCACAAAAAACAGGAGCAATTGAAGAGATTGATTTTAAAAATATAGATATTGAGAGTATAAATCCGTACGAAGTATTGAATGTATCAAAAGACTTCACGTGGAACGAGTTGAAAGAAGCGTATCGCAAGTTGGCAATGAATACACACCCCGACAAGCAAGATGGAAACAAAGACTTATTTAATATTATCACCCATTGCTTTAAAAAACTCGCGGATGAACTGAAACTGCGTGAAGAAGACAAAGGGCATCATGATCTAAAAAAACAATCGAACGATTATTTCCACAAGATGACCAATGATACAATACCGCATCCAAGCGAAGTGATGGCATCAAAAGAAAAGATGACTGCGGATAAGTTCAATAAAAACTTTGAAAAATGCAAATTATATGATGATGAGATTGAGTTTGGATATGGATCAAAGATGGAAGAATCTACGAAAGTCCGCGAGGATATCAATATAGAAAAACTCATAAAAAAGAATAAGATTGACAGCGAGAGTTTTAATGCGTTATTTAATAAAAATGTCCCTGTGAATAAAGCGCTTATCAAGTATCGCGAACCGGAACCGCTGATACTCGCAAAGACTCTACAATTTACCGAGTTAGGCGGAAAACGTCCCGACGATTATTCAAGTAGTATTGAAAAAACCAATGCCAACTCATTAGCATACACAGATTATATGCGAGCGCACGACGGAACCCGGTTAGTAGATCCACGTCTAATGAAAAATGTAAAGGAATTTAAAAGCGTAGATGAATACGAAGCATATCGCGATAACAAGGCGAAGAGAACATTGTCTGTACGTGAGTTGAAAGCTGAGGAATTAAAAAAAATGAAAGATGCGAAGGCTGAAGAAGAGCGACTAGCACGACTGAAGTTGTATGATAAGAAGATTGAGAATTCTTATGAGAAGGCGAGTCAGTTATTTTTGAGATAATATCTTCCCTAAGTATATTTTGTTTTTTGTATTAGTAATACATTTGAATAGTTCATTCTTGTTTTTATGTGTATCTTCCCAACCGTAATGAAACAGGTCACGCGATATCTGTTTGTTTGTATAAAGGTAGTTGTTCATATTGAATTTGCGCCCCCATATTTTACGATGGATGGATATAGTAGTAGGGCAAGTATGTTTCTTGTCATACTTATAATCGCGAAATATCTCTCCGTCCATATACTCTGTTCCTTTATATTGTCTACCCATCGTATCCCCAGATACAAAGGGAATATATGTGCTACATAGACTGAAGTCTATTAAATCATTGATACTGTCAAAACTAGATATCTTTTCATTTTTCATTTTATTTACATTTGTAGATATTACAGATATATTATTGAAATTACGAGGTGCATCCCTATACCGAAGTTTCAAGTTATCCCCAACGTTTTTTTGAAAAGTTCGCAAGTCCTTATATAACGCAATTTCATTTACATCCTTACCGATCGTGTAATCCCATATTGTATCTGGATTTGACAAGTCGTCCTCTTGTGTATATAATATAGAACATATCGCGCCACCAGATATACCTGTGATATTCGCATCGGGTAGCGGAAAATACTTCTTTATATAACCTATGATACCAATGCTATAAGGCAGAAACATACCTGTCCCGTATATATTTATATTCATATAAGCATTTGTAGAAGATGATAGAAAAATCAAGGAGAACAAGAGAATCAATAAACGCATAAATGACTTTATTTAATATATAGATATAATTTACTGTTAAATAAAAATATAAAAATAGATACATACACAATATAGATATATACTAACCTACTCTGATCTTCTGATCTTTACGAGGATTCCTTCTTGTCCTCCTTCTCTTCCTTCTTCTTCCTTCCCTTCTTCTTCTCTGTTACTACTTCCTTCTCTTCATCCTCTTTTTCTTCATCACTCTTCATTTCCTTTTCCTTTTTAGTCCTCTTCTTCTTCTCTGCTACCACTGCTACCACTACTTCCTTTTCTTCATCGTCACTCTTCACTTCCTTTTCCTTTTTAGTCCTCTTCTTCTTCTCTGCTACCACTACCTCCTTCTCTTCTTTTTCTTCCTCACTCTTATCTTCTTCCTCGCTCTTTTTTTCTTCATCTTCTTCCTTCAACTCTTCATTTCTCTTCTCTAACAATTCTTCCAGACGAAGTTCCCAGAGTTCGGCAAGTTTCTCATCTCCTTCCTCCGAATATTCGTCCTTGTGCTCAATCACAAACTCCTTGTAAATCTTCCAGAGTTTAGCAACCTCTTTGAACAGATTCTGAGGACTTAATCCTGTAATAACTGCTTTAACCTTGGAGCGATGACCCTCTGTAAACTTCATATAATTAGAGACTGGCTTCTTCACCTTCTCAATTTCATTACCCTCGTCATCAACTTCCTTTTCTTTTTCCTTTTTTTCTCCACGCTTCGCAGCGGGTTTCTTTACTACCTTTGTGGTAGCCTTCTTTACTTTCTCTTCCTCTTTTTTCTTGATCACGATCTCTTTCATGGCATTTTTGAAATACTCATCAATCTCCTTTTTGGTATTCAGGGTATCTGGCATCTTAGCCATCGCTTCCTGGATAAGAACTGCCATAGTAGGGGTAACGGAAACAGTGGATGTGGACATCTTTGGTTCGGTTTGGTTTGGTTTGACTTTGCGTTCGTTCGATATGCGTTTGCGTTCGATTTGCTTTGACTTTTCGTCTGCTTCTTTGTGTTTGTCTCTGCTATAATTTTCAATTCACTCCATCAATTTTTTAAATATATATTGTAAAATAGAACATATTTATTCCTAATTATTTGGTTAATTGATACTGTTGTTGTTGTGTTTGCTGATATAGAGTGTATGCTTGTTGCCCTTGTAAAAGTGTTGGAAACTGTCAGCCTTTTCTTTTTATGGATGGTTGCACTGACATTTCTCTCTTTTTATTCATTATTAGTTTGAATAAAAAAATGACACTATTTAAATAATATATGATATGATAATAATATGAATCTTTCAAAAGGTTTCATATATCTTCGCGATAACATTTGGTGGCGGAATGAGAATGTTATAAAAATGGGTATTACTACCTATGCGAAAGATCGCGACAACACATATATTACAAGTGAAATTGAAAGAGGGCAATACATACGTTTAATTGAGATTCCTTTGGACAAGATGAAAATTTTAGATAAATGTCTCAAATCATTCTTTAAACCCTATAATATTTATAAAGGCGGAGGAACGGAGTTTTACGATAGAACCATTATAGAATTAATAGTGCCATACTTGAATGATAGCAATATTGATTTTACTGTTTTAACAGACGATGAAATCAATTCTATAAATAGATGCGAGCGTATTCGAAATTTGCCGAACGCAGACAAGGTTATTCGTTTGCTAAACTCTATAAAGGTTCAAAAAATCATACAGCAATATAAAAATAAAAAGGTTAAAATTATACCAAAACAACATCAAGTAGACGTATTGAATAGTATCGAAGCATTCTATCAATCCAATCATATAGGCAAATTAATATGGGCATGTGGTCTTGGTAAAGCGTTGCTAGGTATTTTAATTGTTAAAATATTAAAATGTAAGATAGTCGCAATTGGCGTTCCGGGTAATTATTTACAAAGACAAATAATGAATGAAATATTAAAAATCTTTCCAAATAAAAAAAATATATTGTTCGTTGGTGGCGATGGCAACGAGTATATCAATGCTACAAAGGATAAAATAAAATTGATTGATTTTATGAAGGCAAAGGAGCTTCATTCCAGCGACCCTAAATTTGTAATTACAACATATCATTCGTGTCATCTATTGACGGGCTTAGATATTACATTCGATCTTAAAATAGGCGACGAGGCTCATCATTTAGTAGGATTAGATAAGGATGATGAAAGAAAGGGGTTTCGGTTATTTCATAAAATTAAATCACATAAGACATTGTTTATGACAGCAACTGAGAAAACCATTGAGTCGCAATATAATGACGTGTATTCTATGGACGATGAAAGTATATTTGGTAAATATATCGATGTTAAATCTGTTCATTGGGCGATAGAAAGTAAAATGATTACGGATTATAATATTTTAGTTCTTAAAAATACAGAAAATGAAGTAACTAATATCATAAGCAATTTAAAGTTAGAAATAACGAACAATGAACTATTCATATCTTGCTATATGACTCTTAAATCAATCGATAAATACGAAGGATTGTCGCATATCCTGTTATATACCACGACAATTGATGAAGCGAACCAAGCATCTGCATATATAGACGCTATTTTATCTGCTGATGTTATATCGATCGCAAAAGAAAAGATTTATTATAATTCTATCCATAGTAAAAGCGAAGAAGATTTTGACGGAGAAGTTTATAAATTTAAGAACGCACAATATGGAATCATAACTTGCGTCAATTGCTTCGGTGAAGGCGTAGATATCCCAAAGTTGAATGGTGTATGTGTTGCGAGTAATATGCAAAGTGAAATAAGGATTGTACAATATTTATTGCGTCCGAATCGATTAGAAAGTGGAAATCCAAATAAGAGAGCATATATCATCATACCCTATATTGAAGACAATGTAAATAAATGGGATAATGAAAAAAAATCGTTTGCGAATATTAGAACAATCATATCCCAATTGCGAAACGTAGATTTAAATATTGAGCAAAAAATATCAGTTCAAACCGCAAATAAACAATTTACGAAATGTGATAAAGACGTACCAATAGGAGATAGGGAATTATTTTATCAAGATTATTATTTTGAAGAGAGTGCGGAAGAACTTAATAAATTGAAGATACGGTTGCGATATAGTAAAACTCTGAGTTCTGACTTTACAGAAGAACAGGATGAATATAATTATATTAGAACGATTAACAAGAGTTTAAATATTCAATCGAAAGAAGAATACGTGAAAAGCGAACGCACGCATCCGAATTATATAGAAGGAGCTGAGGAATACTTTAAAAATAAAGGCGTGTGGGATAACTGGTATGATTTTATGGGAACAGATACTTCAAAGTTTATTCAATCCAAACAAGATTGGGTTGAATTTTGTAAAAATAAAAATATAAAAACACTATGTGAATACAATAGATATTGTGATATATATGATATGTTGCCTAAAAATCCAGGCGACTTTTACAGAGACTTCACAAATATATATAACGAAGTAGGAGTAATTACAAGGAGACGATAGATCAGCACCTATCGTTTGCCTCCTGCTTCTATAAATTTTATTAACTCGTCCTTTTTCATATTAGAATATCCTTTATAACCCAACGATCTGCATTGATCCTTTAATGATGATACTGTGGATGAAGTAGATTTGACACTTGGGACACTTTGTGTAATACTTGTATTTTTTAATGTCTCCACATTAGCCTCGGTAAGTTGTTGTGGTTGATACGACGTCTGATGTGGTATTGCTTCATCAGACAACTCTTTAATAAGTTGATTGTATAGCATTTCTGCTTCTTTGACTTCTTTTTGAAGTTTTTCAATCTCATCAAATGTAGGATCAAGGTCTTTGATAAGTTGTTTATTTTTAGGGATTTTGATTTTAATACTTCTTAATTCTGGAATTTTTATAAATTTAACAATTGAACCATTTGAAAATATCTTAGTTTTAAAATCATCTGATAATAAATAATAATATAAATAATTTTGATTAAAATCAATTCCTCTTAATCTAAACGCATTCATCTTATTATATCCACTTGTATTTTCTAGATATTTACACATAGACCCAACATTACCAACTTGTGAAAATATAATATCTCCATTTTTGACAATATATTTATCAAATTTACTATCTTTTTTTATATAATTTGTAATTATTTTATTTGTAATATAAGTTGCTCTAATTAATGGAATATTATTTACATCAGTATTTAAATCAGTATCTTTAAATTTATGTCCATCTTGAACTTCACAAACACTTCCTAATTCAACTTCTTCGCATTCTTCATTCTCGCCAATATCTTTAATCTTATTTTTAACATATTCTTCTAATTCTTTAATTTTATTTTGTTTGCTATTTTTCTCGTCATATGGTTTCGATATCTTTTCAACCCATTCTATTATTTTTTGTTCTGATTTTGGGATGGGGATTTGAAGATTTAAAAGATATTCTTTTGATAAATGTTTTAAAACTGAACCTGTAAAACCATCAATTAATATATTCATATTACCAATTATAATAGAATATAAGTATTTATTATATTTTGAGTGTAATATGAAATTATCAGCAGAACAACTAAATTCATTATCTATTTTAATATTTGCTACGCCACCAGATCCGATAATTAAGCATTCTTCATTATAATCTGCTATATCGCATTTTTGTACCTTATCACTTGATGTGTAGAAATTGTATTTCCCATCCTTCTTTCCATAACTTGCTTTTCTTTTACTCTTTGGTTTAAATTCACAAACATCCCCTAACCTTACCAATTCATATCCTTCGCCACATACAATTACCTTCTTGTTATAATCTTTGGCATTTAGAGAACATATAGCATTGTCCAATATTTCTTCTCTAGTCGCGACAGATATTAATTTATCACTAACTCTAGAAATATCTCCTTTATTTTCAGAAACTATAATAACCCCATTATTATCAACAAACCTATCCTCCTCATATTTTTCAACTACTAAATCATAAAACTTAACCTCGCTTGTTTTTTCAATGGTATTGTCAAATATAACGATTGAAGTTTTTGTTGAAGTGTTTTCAAACGCATCAGAATCAACACTTATAACCTCTCTTACATTATAATTTTCAATTAAGCACTTCCTTATTTCTTTGTATGTTTTATTGAAGAACACCCCCTCCTTTAATACGCCGATCGCAGTCCCTCCAATATCTAAAATATCCATCAATAACATAAGAGAGCAACTTTCTTTATCATTGCCAGTCAAAGAATATTTCTTTGCGAATTTTCGAATATCATTACTACACGA